CTATCTATTGTAACACTTGATGGTAATGGTAAGTAGGTAAGATCAGTCATCTTTTAATCCCTTCACATGGTTTCTATGAATCTTGCAGTTGATTATTCCATTAAAGTACTCATCAGACAAAAGGACTTCCCTGTCAAACTGCTCCTTCGCTTCTAAGTATCCCATTTCTCCACGACTGTTACACAAGTGAATAATCTCTCGCTTGAATGCCGTAGGTCCTTGCTCTTCTACAAGTAACTTTACTTCTTCGCTTGACCCGTAGTAAGTCATCCAATCTGACTCTTTGGTTACCTTTCGCTTTCTTGTCTTTCCTTTAAGTGCTGGCAAAGTACGCTTAGACTGAAACAACTTCTTGCCTACATACTTCTTACCGTTGTGCAATTGTGTTATGACGTATACAAATCCAACGTACTTGTCAATCATCTCGCTAGTGAACTCTACATCATTTAAAGTCCACATATCAATCCCAAGAATCTATTTCTTCGTCCCAATCACCTATTTCACCTTCATCAATATCGACCTCAGATCCACATATAGGACAATACATAATTGGATCTTCCATATTAATCGTTTCTACTGTACACTCACTATCACAATATTTACAAACTATATCTTGTCTCTTCATTTAACTGCTCCACCTTTATTCCACAGGCAACTAGGAATTGTACTCCATCATCATCTCTGTACTTCTGTTTATAAAACACGTTGTCTATTCCTGCACCGTAAATAAGTTTGGCACATTCAACACAAGGTGCGTGAGTAATATATATGTCTGCTCCTAAACCGCTTTCACTTGATCTAGCAAGCTTACTTATAGCGTTAGCTTCTGCATGTATTACCTCAACTTTAGTTACGGTAGTACATGTTCCTAGCTCATGATGATGAAAAGTATCTTCACATTCGTTGTCCCAGCCTGCTGGAGTACCATTATAACCAATACTAATTATACGATTATCTTTAACGACAATTGCGCCTACTTTCAGTCGTATAGCATGGGAAAGAGACCCAAAGGTCTCTGCTGTTTTCATGTAGGCTTCTTGCCATTTATTCATATATGGTCCAAAACTCTTTGTATCCACCGATATGACTCTCATCTATCTTTATCTGCGGGAAAGACTTAGCATCAGGAAACATTTCTAACATCTCACCACGTGTAAACTCTCGATTCAACTGATAGTAGTTGTACTCTAAGTTCTTGGACTCACACAGCTTTTTAGCCATGTCGCAAAAACCACACTGTTCTTTACCATAAATCTCGATCATAGAGAGAAGCCTTTAAAAGTGTCAGTGCTGACATCTTGTTTAGTGCCGCCACTTACGTAGCTAGTGATCTCAGTTTCTTGCGGTGCAACTTGAACTTCTGCTCCACTGATCCATTTCTCAGTCCATGGCAATGGGTTACTTGTCTTAGCATATGGGCACTTAAGACCAACGTTCATCATTCTACGTTGGCAAATGAACTCAATATAGTTAGACAACAACTCAGTGTTGAGACCAATCATTGAACCATCTTTGAACAGATACTCTGCCCATGCCTTCTCTTGATCTACTGCATCAACAAACATCTGGATACATTCATCCTCAGTCTCTTCTGCGATCTTGATAAAGTCTGGATCATCTTGCTTAAGGACTTTCAGTAACATCTGAGTAGACGCTAAGTGCAAGTTCTCATCTCGTGCGATCAGTTTAATGATCTTAGCATTGCCTTCCATCTTCTTCAGTTCAGCGAATGCCCATGAACAGGCAAATGATACATAGAAACGAACACCTTCGAGAATATTAACGCTCATCAATGTAAGCCATAATAGCTTCTTCAACTCGTACAGGTCAACAACAACTTCTTCGCCATTGACTGTATGTGTGCCTTCGCCCAATAGATTGTACCAACTACTTTGTGTAATTAGACCATCGTAGTACTTAGAGATGTCGCCCGCACAGTCCATAATCTCTTGAACGTCCATCATCTCATCAAAGATTTTACTAGGATTACTATACACGTTGCGAATAATATGCGTGTAAGAACGTGAGTGAATAGTTTCACTGAACGTCCAAGTTTGAATCCAATTCTCGATCTCTGGTAAAGATACGATAGGAGAGAATGCCTCAACTGGCGCTCTGCCTTGAACACTATCAAGCAATATCTGTCTCTTTAGATTACTCGTAAAGATGTGTTGCTCATGTTCGGTAAGTCCTCTAAAGTCCTTACTGTCTTGTGTGACATCTACCTCTTCTGGTCGCCAGAAAAAGCCTAACTGTTTCTCAGTCAGTTTGTCAAACGCTTTATACTTTAACGTATCGTACCTCTGGATTGTAGGTCCTCCAGTCGGATCAAAGAACGCTAAAACTTTAGTGTGGTCTGCCTTGTTGGCAGTATCGAAAACACTCATCTATATCCCTCTAAAATATGTTCTGTCTAGTTAATATAACATGCCCTTCGGGGCATGTCAAGTACTATATCTTGCATGACTCACAATCTTCGTCATCGATGTCCGACTGCTCTAGTTCCGGCAATTCGCCCATCATCTTACTGACATCAAGTTCACCTTGACCATCATTGGTATTGAAATAGTACAACTGCTTACCGCCGTACTTGTAAAACATCAACATGTGTTGTAGCATAGTACTCATAGGTATTTTCTCATCTTCGAAGAAAATGGGATTATAACTAGTATTGATACTAATGCCCTGATCGATATATTTCTGTAATACTGCCATGATCTTCAAGTAGCCTTCTGGTGATTCTTGTTCCCATAGAAGATCATACTTGTTCTTTAAACGCTTGTACTCTGGCACAACTTGCTTCAATACTCCATGCTTTGATTGCTTCACTGATATCAATGAACGAGGTGGTTCAATACCATTTGTAGCATTAGCAATCTGTGCTGAAGTCTCTGCTGGCATAAGAGCCATCAATGTGCTGTTACGTATGCCCGTATCCTTTAACTGCTCACGTAATGTTACCCAGTCCATACGCTCAACGTGTGGAATCAACTCATCGAGGTCTTTCTTATAAGTCTGATTAGGCGTAATGCCATGTCCATATTTAGTCTCCATGTTACCTGAAGGTGCACCAAATTCAGTTGCTAGATCAGCACTTGCTTTGATTAGATAATACGACCATGCTTCTGCCCACTCATCAACTAACTGTAATCCTTCACTACCGATGTTCTGATATGTTAGATCATGTTTAGCAAGCCAATAGGCAAAGTTAATAATACCAACACCAAGAGGTCTACGCTTTTCTGTACTCAGTTGAGCGGCAAGAATAGGATAGTTCTGATAACTTAACAATGCATCAAGTCCACGTACTGCTAAACGACATACACGTTCGAAGTCTGCTGGTGATTTGATATTACCCCAATTGATAGCACTCAACGTACACAGTGAGATTTCGCCTTCTGGATCATCTAATGCCTTAAGAGGCTTAGTAGGTAGATCAATCTCTGCACATAAGTTCGACTGGCGAATAGGTGCTAACTCAGCAATGAAGCTACCGTGATCGTTTGCGTTATCTACGTTCTGTAGATAGATGCGACCAGTGTTCTTACGCTCTTCCATGAATGAACTGAATAGATCACTTGCTTTGACAACCTTCTTACGTAGTCGTGTGTTGCGTTCTGCACGTTCATATAGTTCACGGAACTTATCTTGATCTACGAAGAACGAATCAAACAGTCCTGGCACATCACTAGGTGAGAACAATGTAATATCACCACCAGAGATCAAACGCTCATACATCAATTTATTGAACTGTACACCGTAATCCATATGACGAACACGGTTCTCTTCTGTGCCCTTATTGTTCTTCAACACTAACATGTCTTCTACTTCAAGATGCCAGATTGGATAGTAGATAGTTGCCGCACCACCACGAACACCACCTTGTGAACATGACTTAACAGCAGACTGGAAATGCTTATAGAATGGAATGATGCCTGTGTGAAAAGCATCACCCTTACGAATGGGTGAACCAATCGCACGGATGTTACCACCACCAATACCGATGCCAGCTTTCTGACTTACGTATTTCACAACAGATGCCGCAGTAGCATTGATGCTATCTAAACTGTCATCCGTTTCAATGAGTACGCAACTACTAAACTGTCGCTGTGGTGTACGCACCCCTGCCATAACAGGTGTAGGCAAACTAATGTCGTGCAAACTAATAGCATCATAGTACTCTTTTATCCAACTCATTCGTGTGTTTACTGGGTAATCTTGAAACAAAGAACATGCAATAAGAATATAACACATCTGAGGAGTTTCGAAGATATCGCCACTCACTCTGTTCTGCACTAGATATTTACCACGTAACTGTTCCATAGCTACATAAG